AAATGGCACAGTCCATTATTTCCGGCCATTTTTTCGATGCAGTAGCTTTCGACGTCGAGCGAAAAACAGCCGTATCAGTACGTGATGGCGTCCTGGAGTATCTAGGACACGAACTTGGTCTAGAACCACCAGATAAAACGTTTCGCATCTATCGCTCACCTGCACAAATCGCAACCGTGGCACCGTTGATGGCAGGAATTCCCCTAACCAACGACCATGTGGATATCGGCCAGCCCGTCCCCCAGTCGGTAGGCAAGGTCACATCTGCCGCCGTTATTGATTTTGACGAAGGCGAAGCGTCGCACCTCGCAATCAAGAATACCCTGGAGGTGCAGTCGGACTTTCTGGCCACACTCACGGACAAGCGGGAATTGTCGCTGGGTTATGAAGCCCGGCTCATCGAAGATGACAAGTACGATTTTCGCCAAGTGGACATTCGACCGCACCACCTAGCGGTCGTTGATGCCGGTCGCTGCGGTCGCGGCTGCCGGTTTTTGGATCGTTCACCCAACAACGGAGACAACACCATGACCCTGGACGAATTGATCAAAGTGGTGGAGGCCATGGCCGCAGAAGTTGCGGAGCTAAAAAAGGCCCTGGCACCCGCAGAAGACCCAGCACCCGAGGCAGGCACTGACAACGCCACCGAGGAAGAAGAGGTCAAAAAAGAGGAAGAGGAAGCCAAAAAAGTCAAAGATTCTGCGGCCCTGGAAGCTCGTTTCGCTGATGCGGTGGCCAAGGCCACTGCAGAACAAGTGGCTAGTACGCTGGCAATTATTGATCGGGCGAGACAGTTCTTGCCGACCGACTACAAATTCGCCGATAAGACCGGCGCACAGGTGATGCGGGATGCGATCGCCACCCAACATCCTGACGCCCGTTTTGACGATGCAGAGCTTTCCGTGGCCTTCAAATTGCTGCGGCAGCCCGAAACCAAGCCCTTCGCCGACTTTGGCCGGGGTAACATGGGCCAATTCGCAGAACTGAAAAACAAGGAGTGGTAATCATGGCGTTTAATAATCTTACAGCCGACATCGGGCCTTGCGACGCTGGCGAGGCTTTCGGGGACACCAATACGATCTTGTCCGCCCCAAACAATCAAGGGGTGGTAGGCCGTTTCGTGAAAATGTCGAGCGGTAAACTTGTCCCCATCACCAGCAAAGATGACGCCTGGGCCGGGGTACTGTTGCGCTCGATTACCGACCCGGTCGATGGGGCCTTGCAGGAATACCCGATCACAGATTACTTGGTCGAGGGTAACGCCTCTGTCGAGGCACTGCCCGTCGCGACCCTTCCGGCGGTCGGGGCCAAGGTGTTTATGACGCCTGATGGGAGGGTAACTGAGGCCGCCGACACCGGCCCGGCAAACACCGAGATCAACGCAAAATTCATCCGAGAAACCAAGGCCAACGTCTGGCTTCTCCAAGTGGGGTAGATCATGGCGAGATTCGACAACATCACAACCGAGATACCGCCCGAGGGGGCCGGTGAGGCTTACGGCAACACTAATATCATCCTGTCTGCCGAAAACGACGGAGCCAAAGTGGGCCGATTTGCGAAATTTTCCAACGGAAAGCTTGTCCCAATGGAGTCCGCCGACGACACACCAGCCGGGGTTGTCCTTCGTGATTTGACCCTGCCGGTGGATACCGACCCCGACGATGCGCCCTTGGTCGATTATTTGGTCAAGGGCCTGGCCACCGTTGAGGCTGATCCCGTCGAGGGATTGCCAGAAATCGGGGCGCGACTGTACGTGACCGCTGATGGTCGAGTCTCCGATGCGTCCGGTGACGAGGGAGGTGACTAATGGCAACACACCTGGTTGTAAAAAAAAGCGGTGACGATGGAGCCTATACCACTATCGCAGCGGCCATTGCGGCCACTACCAGCGGTGGGGTCGGTGATTGGTCCACCATCACCATTGACGATGATGGAATTTACGATGAATTGATTGATTTCGGGGCCTTGGACTATATTAAGATCATAGCAGCCAACAACTGCACCATCGCCCCGAATCCGCCCAACGTGGCATCCCCTGTGACGATGGGTTCCACCGCCCCGGCCAACATTCAATTTGACGTGGCCAACGGGGCCAAGCCTGTGCTGGCCCCTGCCGCATCCCAGGCCGACAAACTCCCCCTTTTCGCGTGGGGCGACACTCACGCCGTGGACCTGCTGGTCAACGGGTGGAGATTTGCCCCCGCCGCCGGGACCGGTTGGTTGATTGCCGAGGGTAAGGCCCCTGGAAGTGTATTAAAATTGGACAGTATCTTTGCATTGGGCGGCCCCTGGACAACTAATGAAATACTGAAACTGGACAAGGCAGCGTCCCTGACCGTGCTGGATTGCAACATGGAGAATGTTGAGACTGCCGAGGTGTTCGCGCAAATCGGCCCCGAGACTATCGTTGATATTCAGCGCAGCAGCATAGAGGCTGACACACTGTTGGCCATCGAAGGGCCGACCGCCGGAACTGGTGGAGAGCTGTCGGTAATCAACAATATGTTTGTCCTGCGGGATGTCAACAAGGTTTTTCTCGACCTGTCCGACGGCGTTAATGCCACCGGTGGCCTGATTGCGCACAACCTGTTTATGCGCTTGGGCGAACCCAGTACCCTGGTCACGGCGATCAAAACCCCGTATAACAATGTTGACGTAAGCAACAACATATTCATAGGCCTTGGGGCCGCTGCCGTCACTGACGGGAACATCACAGGGCTCGCCAGAGGTAACTGTGTCTATGACTGTGTTGCTGGATTTGACGGGGATTGGAATGAGGCGGGGACTATCACGGCTGACCCCAAACTGGGTGACGGCAGCGATCTGGAACCGGACTCTCCCTGTATTGACGCGGGCGTGGATATCCCCACGGTGACAGTTGATATCAAGGGCAGGCCCCGGCCATCCCCCGATGGGGGCAAATGGGACATTGGTCCGTGTGAATTCCAGCATGAAGACCCCGATCCCGATCCCGATCCCGAGCCCGAGCCTGGAAACGAGTTGATCAATGCGACGTTCGTTCGTGAAGTCGCTGAGAATGTTTGGCTTATTTTGGTCAAGTAACGGAGAAAAAAAATGGCGACAAAGTACGCAAATCTGTTCAATCTCGATTCAATTGAGAAATTCTTGGAGTCCGGCAACCAGCGCGGATTCACCGATGCAGCCTCGGGGATCGTCCTGGGTCGGATGTTGACCCACGTTGATCCGGAAATTTTCACCTTGAAATATCCCGATTTGGCCTTCATGAGCGCCGGGTTCACGGTGGACAATTCCGGCGGATACGTTCAAAAAATCCAGTCCCTGCAGAACACCGCCGCCGGTTCGTTCGCCAAACAGCGCGACCGCAGCGATGGTAAAGGTAAAATCACCCTGGAAGGCCGGGATTCGACGATTGACGTTTTCCCCTGGTCCGCTGAATCGCAGTGGGACGACGACGAAATCCATGAGGCCGAGCTTCAGGGGATCAACCTGCCCCAACGATTGATCGAGGCGCACAACGAAATTTACCAACAAACAATCGACAAGATGATTGCTGATGTGGCCTTGGACCATGCGACCTGGGGGAGCTACAGTAATGACTCAAACTTCAACTCCAAGAAAAACAACGACTTATACGCTGTTTTTGCCGACACTTTAACCACCCAATGGAGCAACGTTAATAACGTCGGCTCGTACATGGCCAACACGATCATCACCAGTCCGGCGGTTGTGAATCGGCTCAATAAGGATTTACTGTCCGTCGATGGCCACAGTGCAATGACGGTTATGGCCGCATTGAAGGCCAACTTCCCCGGATTGCAGGTCCTTGCATCGCATCACGCATCAGGTATCGGATCGAACCAGAAAGACGTGGCCTTGTTCGTGTCTACCAGTCCGCAGGTGGCAAAGATCCGGATCCCGTTGCCACTGACCATCGGCGAAGTCGTCAAGCCGACGCCGTTTACCTATTTGGTCTCCTCCAAATTCCGGATCGGCGGATTCGATTTGTTGCAGCAGAAGGGCGGATTCATTCTCCGTCAGGTCTAGGGGGGCATCGTGAGTCTGGCTTCCGATTTGAAACAGCGCTATCCCGAGTTTTCGACTTGGGATAATGCCACCATTGATGCCCAGGTGTCAGTGTGGCCGTGCTATTTCGGGGGTCATTATTCCGACTGCAACCGTGAGATAATCCTAAACCTCGTTGCCCACCTCCTGACTGCTGATTCAGGGGGTGCGGCAGCGATGCCGTCTGCAACCAGCAGGACCGTGGGAAGCGTCTCTGAGTCCTACGCTCAGCAGTCATCAAGCGTCAACCTGGCTGCCTTTTTTGGGGCGACCAAATATGGTCAACGGTATCTATTCCTGACCCAGACGAGGGCCGCAGGGAGGGCATTTTTCGTATGAAGCCGGACACCATGAAAACGATGGTAGCCTATCGAAAAAAACTCAATGATGCCCTGCGCTTGGTGGTTAAGGTTGGTTTGCCCGAAGGTACCGGGTCCGGGGCTTATCCGGGCGGTCAGACGGTCATCGAGGTCGGAGCCACCCACGAATTCGGGATCGGCATTCCCCGGCGGTCCTGGTTACGGATGCCGATGGAGTTGTACAGAAAAGAGCTGACGGAATTCATCGGGAAACAGTTTGATTTGGTAACAGGCCAAAATGTTGACGCGAAAAAAGCCCTGGGCTTGGTCGGCGCAAAAGCCCGGAATTATTCGACCGAGGCTTTCCGAACGAACGGCTACGGGATGTGGCCTGCATTGGCCCCATCGACGGTGAAATCAAAAGAGAGGCGAGGAAAGCAGACACCATTGATTGACACCGGGACACTGCGGCAGTCCATCACCTGGAGGGTCGAATGATGTTACCAAACGTCAAAAATGCCCTCACAGGATGGACACAGCCGGTCAAGGTCAAGGCCGTTACCCGGACAACCGTTGATTTTGTCCTGTCCGAGTCTGTCACTGTCCGGACGATTCCTGCCGTCGTCCAACCGACGCAAAAAACCAGTCTGAATGCCGACACCCTGAATTGGTCGCAACCGCACATCACGATCCACACGCCCGAGCGCGTGCACCTGGGTGAGGTGGTCGAATGGATGGCCGCAGATTACAAGGTGGTCGAGGTCGCAGATTGGTCACAATACGGCTATTTTGAGTCGGTCTGCGAGGCCACCGGAAAGGCAGTCTTGCAGGAAACGGAGGCACCATGAGCAGCCCTATCGTCAGAGTTGCCCGGGTTATCCGCGACCTGCTGGCTATCCCGGAGGCCCAAATCAAGGTCGGGCGTATCGACTGGGAGCGTGAAAGTTTCGACACCGAGCTAGTCGCTGTCGATGCTCTGTCCCCTGCCGAGCCTCTAACCAGGGGTGAGATATTCGACGGTGAGGCCGAAAAAACGACCTTCGACCGATTTTCCCGGTTGCCGATTGTGATTGATTTTTTTGGGGCCGATGCCTGGGGAAGGGCGGTAAAGTTCCAACTTTTGGCCGATTCCGAACGGTCACGGCAGTTACAACTCGAACACGGTGTCACGGTCGGCCACGTCCAGCGAATAACCAATGTCGCAGCTCTTGTCGGGGCGCAACATACCGAACAGGTCCAGGTTGAATTGTCGGCCTTTTATTCCGATTCCGTGACCATCGACACCAAGCGAATTGATACCGCACAACTCGAATTTTTGAGGAGTTTATAAATGGCTGAAATAACTAATGTAATCAACGTTGCCTTGCTACCCGAGGGGAAGGCCGCCGCCGCAACGAATATGAATGTCGTTGCAATCATCACCAAAGAGCAGGGCGTCTTGTCCACTGCCGAGCGCTACCGGACCTACAAGTCCGCCGCTGCGGTCGCCGGGGATTTCGGGGCATCTTCGGAGGTCACCGCCTACGCCAACACCGTTTTTGCAACCAGCCCCAACGCTATTAATTTTGGGGGGTCCTTGGTGGTTGGTTATTGGAGGGGGGACAGCGAAACAGTCGCAGCGACTCCGGGTGTCCTGACCGGGGCCGAGATTGACCCTGACGCCGCCCTTGCTGCACTGCGGCGAATCGACAAGGGCTCGATGGGCATCACGATAGTTAACAAGTCCTACACATTGATCAACCTGGACTTCACCGGCTGCAAGGATTTTTCTGCCTGTTTGGCCAAGCTGAAATTTGATGATGATGGGAATGAGGCCAGTGTCAGGCTGGAAAATAACCGAGTCGTCATCACAACGCAGGCCACCGGTGACGGCAGCGACGTTGGGTTTGCCATCGAGGGGGCCGAGGGGGACTTTATCGGCTCCATCCTTGGCCTGACCAACGGGGGTGGTGCCTCGACCGTTGGAGGAGCGGACCCCGAGACGCTGTCCGCCGAAACCAAACTCGCCGGAATCACTGCCATCTGCGCCCAGGTGCAGATTCGAGGAGCGATGTTCATCGATGAAATCGTTGATAGTGACATCGGAGCCCTGGCTACTTGGTCCAAGGCGAACCAGGTCCTGATTTACGAGGTTTTTTCCGGGTCCAAATATTTCGCGTTGAACACATCGACTAACCCGGTCTGGGCTAACACGCTGTCGGGGCTAAATACGTTCCGGTGCCTGTACAGTAAGGCAGGCAACCGAAAACTTGCAGCGTCCTACATGGCCAGGGCTCACACGGTCAACTTCAACGCCGAAAACTCGGCGATGACGATGCACCTGAAAGAGCTGGCCGTCCCTGCCGAGGATTACAGCCAGACCGAGATTGATCATGCCAAGATCGTCGGCCTTGACCTTTTCACGACTATCAAAAATAGCCCGGTTGTACTGACCTCCCCGGCTAATGATTTCGTTGACAATGTCTACAATCTGATTGCCTTCATCGATTCGGTCCAGGTCGATATGTTCAACCTGCTAAAAATGACCGGAACAAAAATTCCCCAGACAACGCCCGGCGTCCTGACCATGATTGATCAGGGCGAGAAAACAACGCGCCGCTTCGTCCGGGCCGGGGTGTTTGGCCCTGGGGAATGGTCCTAGCCCGATTATTTCGGGGACTACAAGACCTTTTTTGACAACATCCGCGAGTACGGTTTTTATTGGCAGGCCGGTTCGCTGGCCGACCAATCGACGGCAGACAGACAGGCGAGACAGTCCCCTGTCCTGCAATGTGCTGTAAAAAACCAGGGGGCCATTCATTCGGCCGATGTTGTGATTAATTTCAACCTGTAAGGAGGCAAAAATGGCCGTTATCAATTATCCAGCCGACGCATCGACATTGATCTTGAACGGGTTTCCAATTACGGAGTTCGCCGAGGGGGATTTTGTGACCTTGGAACCGCAGGGTGAGGTCACTGTAGCCGTCAATTCCGCCGGGGGTGGAACGTCAATTTCCCAACCCATCAATTCGTTTGAGGCGATTTTGACGATCCGGGTTCAGCGAAATTCCGGAAACGATGCACTATTGAACTTTTGGCGAAATGCTGTCCCGGCCTTGGTCTTTGACGGGGCAATCAAGACGTTGTTTACTCGGGACAACGCCCCGGTCATCGAGACCGTCGAGCTGCGCACCATGCACATCACGGAGGCCCCCGGCCCCGTTTTGAACAACATGGAGCCGGAACACGTCTCCGAGTGGAAATTCCGAGTCCGAGAGGCCAAACGGAAGGTGGCATAAAGGTGGCATAATGGATCAACTTGAATTATTGCGACAAATCTATGAGACCGGCCTAATCGAGGTCAACGGCAGGGAGTATCGGTTAACCAGGATGCGGCATAAGCAACGCCGGAAGGTTTTTGCATATTTTACACACATCAAAGACCAGCTCTCCGATGGCGATTTCGGGTTCATGGATTCGGAAAAATTCGACGATGTCATGGTCACCATCGCAGACGTGACAACGTTTGATGGCGCTTTACTTTCCCGACTGGAAACGCACTGGGACAACTACCCGCAGGATTATCTTAAGTTCGTCACTGCGGCGATGGGGGCGATATCATACCCTTTTTTAGCCGAAAACCTTACAGACTCGGTGTCCCCAGGCGTTCCCAGGGAGAAGATTTGATCCTCTTCACCAATTTAGACGACGAAAAAATTACCTTGTTGTCATTGGTGAAGGCTGGTTACGGCTCTTTGGCAGAACTAGAGGCCCTGGACACCGACGACTTCTTGGATTTGGTGGAATTTGAGTCGATTTCCAGGGATATTGAGGCGCATTACGTCGAAAAGGTGCATAAGAGGCGGTAAATGGCCGTAGTCAATGAGGTAGTTACAAAATTTTCGTTCAAGGGGTCACTGGAGCCTCTGGCCGAATTCAACGCCGG